CGAACCCGCACGCCCTTCAACGCATCCCGCGCGCCTGCCTCAATAGCCCGTTGCGCCGCCTCTTCACTTACCAAAGTGTCCAAAGCTCGCGCCAGTTCAGCCGGCGTCACCGGATAATCCACTCAGTAGGAATCTGTGGACTACCCCACTGCTTAGACGCCTGAATGCCCACACACTGCATTCGGCGTACCGCAGGGAACTGACTACCCGCCTCAACATCCATCACCCGGAAATACCGTTCCACCATCAAAGGGTCCCGATGCCGAATTACCTGGACAATGTCATCCACTCGAGTGGACTGAGCCACTTCCATCTGAGGCTTACTAAACGGATCTTCCACGGCCAACGGAATCGACACGTACGTGGACGAGAAATACGTCGGCTCATCACCAATACCCATCGTCAACGGCCCCTGCACGTTGTACACGCGCGCCTTACCCGAATACACCTCAAACATTGTGTCCGCAAACAACTTTCCCGTATCTGGGGCAAAGTCAGGATTGTCAGGGCGCGAAATCACCACAGACGCATCCATGTTCCGCTCTGCATACACCCGAGCGATGTACGCACCCGTCTTCGTGGAAAACCGTGGCCGAGTCACATCAAATGAAAGCGGCCCCGCTTGCACCATTACGGCCCACCGCCCTCATCAGCAGCATCAGGCTCAATAAGAGGGCCATTAGGGGACCCACCGCCATAGTTCGGATACCCAGACGGGTCATAATCACCATAGTCCTGACGACCAGCGGCATAGTTATCGGTAAACCCAATCCCAAACCGCAACGGCATGATCAACGGGTCATACGTCCCATCCCACAACAACCCAGGAATGATTGGCGAACCCTGCTCCTCCACCTTGTACAAATCCCGAAGGTTTTCCGCAAGCAAGTTGTATTTTGATTGCAACTCGTTGCTGCCAACGCTCACACCGTCGGCAGAAACACTCACCTCACGGGCAAAATGATTGGCGACCATCTCCGCAGCCACAGCCGCAGTCAGAATCGTCGACTTGTACTTAGGACCCCACGTATCGACCAGAAACTTGATGTCCTCATCCGACAGCAACTGGAGAGAATCATCAATGTCACCGATGTAAAACCGGATCGCGTCCTTCTCAGACGTTGCTGGGTCACCGCTATACGACCACATGGCTAGTCGTCCTTCTTGCGACCTGCCAGATACCCAGCCCCAGCCCCAGCAGCGCCACCAGCAGCCATAGCTGCCAGGGGTGTCCGGTACTGGTTTACAAGCAAACCCGCTTTATTTGCCCTTATTTGATTAGGTGTTGGGAATACACCAGTGGGCTTTCTTGGTGCACCCATTTTTCGTCCTTTAGCACCGCGTGCGAACGCTGATTGCATAGGTTTTAACGCTGATTGCATAGGTTTTAACGCTGATTGCATAGGTTTTAACGCCCCTATGGAAGGAAACGCCTTGCTCAACTCAACAAGCGACTCACCAGCCATAACTACTCCACTACATCGAGGTAGCCAGCCCGAATCCACGACTCAATCCGAGGCCATGAAACAGCCTCAGGAACAACATCGCCAATCCGGATCTTTCGACCACCGATTTGCATTGATTTTCGCGCCACGTACTGAGGGCCTAAAGGCTTCTTTACAGCCTTACGGCGAACCTGCGCTGAGTCCACCATCTCGAACGCAGGAGCGGTCATTCTTCGCCCTCATCTTTCTTGCGGGGCTTCTTAGGTTCCTCGTTAGCAACGGTTACAGAAGCCGAGCAAGAAGCCTTAGCCCCCGAACCGTCTACAACCTCAATCTCGTGATCACCAGCATTAATGCCTGTGAAAGCAAAAGTACGAGACGACTTTGTCTGCGGATTTGTGTTATCAATCGTCACCGTAAACGGCTGCACGCCGCCAGTCACAGAAACGCTGATTGCATTACCCGCCACAGTTGCAGACACTCCAAGAGGAGTTCCCAACTTCTTAATCATCGCGTCACGGATAACCGGAGGTAGTGAAGAAGGAGTCGGGCGAGCCTTTCCCTTACGAGCAAACGGATCAGGAGTCGCCACCACGTAGCCCGAATCCAGCAGGGCATTTAGATTGCGGCCAAGAGCTTTAACTTGCTCCTGAGAAAGCGATGTGCCCGCCGGCACGATTGCCCCATTAAGGGAGATCGGCCGACGGACAACAACATTGCTTGGGACCTGAAACATCAGGCCACGACCGCCTTCGCAAACGTGCCGAGATCTTGAGAGACAACCTTCATGTCGTAGGTCATCTCGGACTCAACACGATCCGAGGCGATGGCCTCCATACGGAAGCGCTTCACCTTGATTCCCTCAGCGTTGCCACCGAGGTAGCCAGTCCACGTAAACGTGTAACCAGCCGAAGGGGTCATCAGGGACGGCCCAGCAGGGGCGTAAGCCAGGAGGATCGACTTCGAGTTGGAGATGAAGTCGAACGTGGCTGCTGCGTCCTGTGAACGAGCATCGTCGATCTGCGGGCCAGTCGCGATAGTCGCGTAGCTCGTGTAGAGCTCCGAAACGTTGAACAGCGTCGCGATGAGGTCCTCAGTAACGATTCCCTTCTGGGTGTACTTGATGCGGTCGATGATGTCTGGGTGCTGCTTGAGGGCCTTCATGACCTCAGCGCCAAGAACCATCTTGTTGGGTGCAAAACCGGTCAGCTTGCGGAACTCAAGGATCCACTCAGCCACGTCACCGATTGGGTCTGAACCTGCATCGCTCCACTTGGTGAAGTCCGTACCACCGGTCAGATCCTTGGCCCACACACCCGGCTGGAAGTACTGCTGGTTCCAGTCGAGGTCACGGCGCAGCAGAAGCTGGTTGGTGATGAACTCGGTCGCGTCGCGATCAAGGTTGAAGTTCGAATCAGCGTTGGACCGCAGCTGGTCATCGATGTCCTTATGCACGGCGTAAACGTGTGCAAAGTACTGATCGGTGTCCATGTTCCAGCCGACACCCTTTGACTCAGTCGAGGGGGCACGACGGGCTGCGTCAGTGCGACGCCAATCGGACTTGCTGTACTTCCAGTACAGGTCAGATTGCTTCTTTACGGGGACCTTCGGAAAGACCTTATCCGCAATGTATGCGTCTGAGGACTGCATGTACGCGATGCTGACGTTGGTCAGCGGCACGTTTACGTGCAGATCAGACTGGCTTGGGCTAGGCATTATCTTCTACCTTCCTTCTCAGAGTGTGAGCAGGACGGAGATGAGCTCGCCTGCGTTAGCCGAAGCGGACAATGCAACGCCGTTTCCACGACCGGCGGACTTAACTGCACGTCCATCGGCATCGGGATCAACGCTGTCGCCGGCAGCAACTGCTCCACCAGCGGTAACGAAGCTGACGCCCCAGATACCGACAGTGGCTGCTGCGCCTGGCTGCTGCGGCTTGTTCTGGAGCACGCCAACCACGCGGTCAGCGGCTGCCGTGGCGAGCCCGCACTGTGCCTTACCGGTTACCTTTACAAACCGGTATTGCATTCCGGAGTTAGGAACGGCCGAACCTGGCTGCCCGGGAACTCCGGTGTAAATCCCGATGCTCGCATCAGCGGCAAGGGAGATACTGGAAATTTGCTCTTCGAAAGCCATGGTTATTTACCGTCCCGTCTCGGAGATGTATGCGTCGTACGCCGCCGGGTTGTCCGCAAACAGGGCCGTAACCGCAGCAGCGTGTGAAACATCGGCCTTACCGATGAACTCAGATGCCATGGCGTTGACCTGGTCAAGCACCGACGAATTGCTCGACTCCCCGACGTAGCCAATCTCGTTGTAGAGGGCGTCGCCGACGGAGTTGAAAATGTTGTCCAAGACTTCAAGCTGATCCTCATCAAGGGCCGTAGCAAGGCTCTTAAGGATCGGGCCGAAGACCTCGGCAGAAACTGGGAGGTTGTACTCCGCAGCCTTGGAAATGAACGCATCCGTCATACGGGCGTCGCGCTCAGCCTCGGCGTAAGCAATCGCCTGCTTGGCGATTTCCTGCGCCTTAGAGACCTCGTCCATCGCCTTGGCGATGACGGCCTCGCGATCCTTTTCTGTGACAGCCTTTGAGAAATCCTCAAGGATTAACGCGGAAAGGGACTTACCAACACCTACGAAG